TGAGCTTAAGGGCTACACCGGCTTGTCTGATTGCTTCCTCGAATGCCTTACCGACCTGATCAGCTATCTCAGGGGAGGACGATATCTGGACCTCATCGTGGACGTTAGCTACGTAATTCCAACCTACAGGCATTAAGTTCTCATCGACCAGACCTAGCTTAGGCATGATGTCGAAGTGGAACTCTACGAGTGCTTGTTTCATTACGATAGCACCAGCACCCTGTAAGAGTGTGTTAAGTGCTGAGTGTTGTCCGTTAGTCTTGATCTTGCGACCGTCTAGGCCTTTAAGCCATCCTTGACGTTTATCGCGCTCTTGACTAACTGCGATGATGTTTTCTAATCCAGTAATACCACGCATCAACTTATCGCGTGTTGCCTTCCCGTTCTTATGATTGATAGCTGGTATTTTCTGACCTGCGGCCTTAGCGTCGATAGCACATACTTCGGCCAGCTTCATGTTACCTGCGCCATACAAGAAGGCGTAGATTAGTGATTTAGCTGAATTACGATCATACAGACCTGCGAGGTTCTTGGTCCTAGTGTGAGCGTCTGTACCTTCAGCATTACTACCGTGGATAACAGCTTCCGCATAACTACCACCATCCCATATAGCAAGATAGTGAGCGAGCATACGTAGCTCTAGGCCTGAAGCATCACAACCTACTAGCTTATGTCCCTCGTCAGCCACCCAGACCTCGCGCATACGGTGGTCTTTCTTATCGACCTGAGCCATGTTCGGGTAGAAGTGCGACATACGGTGGGTACGACAACCAACAGACTTAACACGTCCGTGGACACGTCCGTCTTTCTCTAGCTTTAGCCATGAGTTCTTTCCGTCTGCTATCTGTGATAACTGTTTGTTAACACGGAAGTAACGGTTGAGGTCCTTAGCTTCTGGAACCTTAAGGTTAGCCAGTACAGACTCATCAATCTGGACCATGCCAGAGTTAGTAAACTTACTAGGCTTCCACTGTGGGTACTTAGAGGTCAAGCGGTGTACGATCTGAGGCCTAGATCCAGCGTTGAACTGCTGAATAGTGACCTTAGTGTATGCCGCGCCCTTCACGGTACCTGTAGTCTTATTACCTACCTTAGGAACTGTAGGGTGTACATTGGCCCATCGATGTTCCTGATAAGCCCAGTTGCCCTTAGTCGGTATGATTGCTGGAGGGAATGTATTCTGCATCTCGCGCTCAATCAGGATAGCTTCTTCACGAAGTATGCCTTCAAGATCTCTAGCCTTATCGAGGTCCAGACGGAAGCCATGTTGACCCTGTAAGGATAAACACCAGTTAGTCTTAAGCTCTAAGTCTATAGCTGGTCTCCAGTCGATCTTATCGTGAACTAGGTCCTTCTTCATTTGAAGCTGTAGCATGTTGTATATGCGGACGTTAATGTCTACATCACGTTCCATGTACTCAAACATCTCTACGAATGTCTCTGCTCGTGTCTGCCCTTCTACTGGTTCCATCATGAAGTTAGTGAAGTCTCCCTTCGGGAAACCCATCTCGGCACCATACGACTTAATGGCGTGAGACCTTCTCTCAGGGTCCAGCAGTTGCGCTACGATCATTGAGTCCCAGCATTTATCAAATGTGATAACGTCAGGGTATAGTTTGTGTAAGGCCCAGAAGTCGAATCCGACTAGGTTATGTGCTACTACTCTGTCCGCTTTGCGGAGTCTTTCTAGACCCTCAGCTAACGAAGGGTAGTTATCATCGTAGTCTGTGTATGTTGTAACTACACCGTCTACAGGGTTAGCGATACCGCAAGACCATATCGTAGTCATACCATCGACGAACCCGTCTGTTTCTAAATCGAATACTTCAACTTTCATAAGGCCCTCCTTTGGGCGGTGTCTGTTTGGTTAAGGGGTTGAGAGGCCCGAAGGCCCCTCTGTTCTCTTAGATATCGACGATCTCACACACACCTGCTGTGCAAGCTAATGTTTGACTGCCTTTAGTTGTGTCCTCTGTCTCAAACTCTGGAAGACGCGACCAGTCAATAGTTGGCGGCATGTCACTTAATGCCTCCTCGTACTGCTCTTTAGAACACTCCTGATAAGGAGCCTGACTGTAGCTATGGTCGCTATGTGGTAGGAATGAGACACCTGATACCTCGTCAAAATGCTCATAGACCCACGCGCCGACCTTCATCCACTCGTCATCACGTACTGAGATAGTTACTGACGGCTTATGCTCACACCACTTGCGCTGATACATAAGCCACATGTCTAGCTGTTTCACAGCGTCAACATCTGCTCGTGTTACTGCACCCTCCGGAGATTTTGTAGGAAAGCTGAACACAGTAGTCGGACCACCCATCACGCAGGGTTCGTTAGGAACTCCGCTGTCTTTGAGGAACCTTGTTAGCGGATCTTTATTGTCGCCACGCACCGTCCGTATGTAGTACTCAGAGTGTCTAGTGTGGATACCAGAAGCACTATCGACTAACTGAGATACAGTGCCGGATGGCTTCACTGCGGTGATAGCAGTACTTACAGGAATCTCTAACTCAGCCGCCCATATAACATTAGTGGAGATAGCGACACGCTGTAGAGCATCTAGTACTGCCGGTGCTTCTTCTGCGAAGGTGATTTTATGGCAGTCCATAATCCCAGTCATGCTGACACCGAGCAGTCTCTCCTCTGCGGTGTTGGTGTGCCAGATGTCTCTTAAGTATGGGAATTTAACGTAGGTACTTTGAATGGTACCTAGAATTGTGGCTAGTCTGACCTTCTCCGAGAGTGTCTCGAACGTGTCGTCGGGTCTGGCTACTACTTCCGTTAAATTGCAGAACTGGTAGGGGCGTAGGATTATCTCACTGCAAGGGTTCGTCCCAAACTCATGATTAATATCACGCCTTCCTGTTTTCGCCGCCTGCGCTCGTGAAGCCGGACGACTGAAGATACCACGCTCACCAGATTTAGACTCTACCAGTGCTGACCACTCACGGATAAAAGTCTCCATGTCGGGCTTTTCTGTATAGCATACGGAGTTATTAGCTAAGGCTCTCTGTGGGTTGTTATCGAACCATCGACCAGACTTGGCGTGTCTCATCCGATCATCAGATAGATTAGACAGTGAAATCATGGCGGAGCGTCTCACACCACCGCATACGACCACCTCGCCAATTTTACACATCAAGTCATGACACTGGATTGAGGATAGCTTAGAGCCTTTAGCCGCGATGAATGTCTCACAGACAAACTTAAATAGGTCAACCAAGGGCTGAGGACCACTAGCACGACCACCGAACGTCTTTAACTTAGTCCCTGCTGGACGTACCTGCGTTACATCCCATTTAGGTACTTCTCCGGCATACAGTAAGCTGATTAGCTGACGTAAGGCCTTAGCCCATCCTTCCTTAGAATCTCTGACGACGATAGTTGTCTCAGAGTCAAACATTTGTGCTGGGATGTCGGGTAGCTTCGATATGTATTGGCGCTCGACGCTGAAGCCAACACCAGTACCACACAAAAGAATGAACATAGCCTCATCGAAGCATTTGGGGTCCTCAATCGGTAAGTAGCTACAGTTATAGGCACAGGTATTATCTCTCTCCATTGCGACACCAGCGGTCATCATGGCCCTCATCGATGGCATGACCTCTAGGTCTCTTATTGCTTCAGTCAGTAGGTTATAAGTTGCCTCATCCACCTTGTCTCCGACCACGTTGTCCATATATCTATCGACTGTCTCTTCCCATGTTTCTCGTCGGCCTTTCTCCGGTAGCCATCGGGCGTATCGGCTCATAGCTATATAGCGTTGGTATCCTGTCATCTCAGTCACTGTGTTGCTCCTCAAAGGGTGTTAGTTAATTGTTTAATAGTATGTTGCTGTTAAATATCGACATCAGAAAACGGATCAGATCCTGCTGTCGGGGGTGGTGGTTCTTGAAGGTCGTAATGGTTCATGCGACCACTGGGGACGTCATAGCGTAAGTGACCGGCTGGACCGACTTGTCCGAATGGCCTGTTCTTTAGTACGCGTATCTGAGCTACATCGCTTTGGTCTTCTGATTGCTGATCTCGTTCGAGGGCTATACAGATATCCGATAATTGCTCCAGCGACGCTGAACCGCGTAGAGACGTTAAGCTAATCTGTGCGCCTTCGTTATATGACTTGTCGCCTGAGCCTCGCTTGATATGAGAGACCGCTATGACTCCTAGTCCAGTGTTCTCTACTAGAGATCTGAGCTTAGTCATAAGTTCATCAAGTGCCGCTCTCTCGTTATCGTTAGCGCCATCACTGACAACCATCGATACGTGATCAAGTATCACGAAGTCACACTCTAGGCCTACAGCTAGGTAGCGGATCTTGGAGAGTAGCGTGTCGATTCCACTAGACCCAAACGAATCATAGAACGCAGACTTAGAGACCACTGCATCGAATGCTGACTGCCACTGCTCATCAGTTAGGATCTTAGGTTCTTCCATTAAGTCCCCAAGTGGGGTGTTATTATGGATAGCAACCATAGCCTGAGCAGTCTTAGCGACAGACTCTTCGAGCATTATGTAGCCGACCTTCTGTCCGTGCTCTACTGTTAGGTGATAGCCAATCTCTCTCGTGAACGTGCTCTTGCCAATCCCACTACCAGCAGTGACCATTACTAACTCGCGCTTACGGAAGCCACGGATCATAGAGTTAAGCTGAGTGAATGGGATAGACTTACCCTTCGGCGTTACTTCCTGTAGCTCCTTGATTGATAGCTCGGAGCCT